TTAATAAAAAAGACAAACCAACAATAGCAGCACAGTTCTTTGCAAGGATTAATTATATTCTTGACAAAGAGAACATAAAGAGTGATAAGAAAGTTGTTGCTGAGTTAATCAGTAAACACTTTCCTGACTGGAGGAGAGTCCTCAACGAGTGTCAAAGATACTCAGTCGGAGGTGAAATAGATTCCGGCATTCTAGCGTCCTTTTCTGATGTTTCAATTAATGAACTTACTAAGAGTCTTAAGGAAAAAAACTTTTCTGAAGTCCGTAAATGGGTCAACACTAACTTGGATAATGATACCACTTTATTGTTTCGTCGCATTTACGATAGTTTGTATGAAACCTTGGTCGCTAGTTCTATTCCTGCTGCCATTCTTGTTTTGGCTAAATATCAATACCAAGTAGCATTTGTGGCAGATCAGGAAATTAACCTATTAGCTTGTTTAACCGAAATTATGGTGGAGTGTGAATTCAAATGACTGTAAAATTAATTCGTATGTGGTCTGGCGAAGATGTAATCGCTGACATTACAAAAGAGGACACTGATTCAATAACAATCACTGATCCGATTGTGGCAGTACCGTCACAAAAACAAGGACAAATCGCATTTGCTCCTTGGTCTCCTTTACTTCAAAAAGATAAACTTGAAGTCACTAAAAAATATGTGGTTTATATTGGAGATCCTCAAGATGAGATTATCGAACAATACAATTCAATGTTTGGTAAGATATCAAAACCAACTAAACAATTAATTCTCTGATGGAAAATCATAGAAAGACATTACTACATCTTCTAAGAGAAAGAGCATACAAGAAAGGTAAATTTACCTTATCTTCTGGTAAAGAATCGGAGCATTATATTAACTGTAAACCTGTTACTTTATCCTGTGAGGGAAATGCACTTCTATCACATTTAATGATAGAGCATGTGGAAGATAAATCTGTAGCAGTTGGTGGACTTACTCTTGGTGCTGATCCTTTAGTTTGTGGTATCGCACAGAAAGCATACTACTCTGGTAAACATATTGATGCTTTGATCGTAAGAAAGAATCCGAAAGGATATGGAACAAAAGAAGTTATTGAAGGTAACAAACCACCTAAAGGATCTATCGTTACAGTATTAGAAGATGTAACTACAACAGGTAGTAGTGCAATCAAAGCAGTAAATGTTTTGCGTGATGCAGGTTACATTGTGAATCGTGTTGTTGCAATCGTTGATAGACAAGATGATCACATCATATGGGAAAATAATAAGATAGAATTTATTTCTCTATACAAATTAGAGGATATTATTGAATGAACTGTTGGCACTGTAACACTGAATTAATCTGGGGTGGGGATCATGACCTTGACATGGACATGACTCCAGAGTATAGTATAGTTACAAATTTATCATGTCCTCAATGTAATTCTTATGTTGAGGTCTATTATCCGCGTGAAGATCAAAATGACTAAATCAACATTCACAAAAAGAAAAGCACAAATGAAATCGTCAAGTTATTACTTATTCTGGGGTATAGCAACAGTCGCAGTTGTTGCAGGCCAAGTCTATGTCGGCACTGGATATCGTCAGATGGCAAAATCAATGAATAGATGGTTTGAAGAGACTATTGATATTATTACTATACCAAGAAGAAATAGTGGAGGATATATGCCAATGGTTAATCCTGATGACTATATCATTTGGGAAACAATAGAAAATTATGAAGATTGATACTCAAGGAATGTCATTTGGATCTGAGAAGAGTGGCGGTAAATCACTTCAAGAACAGCGTGATGCTATTCCACCTATGGTAAAGAATGAAATGAATCTTCTATCTGACACTCTTAAGAAAGAATTAAAAGAACTTATTAATGAAGTTTTAGATGAAAGAGAATGGAGATTTAAATGATTCCGCATGCATCATATTCACCGGAGTATACAACTGTCATTTCTATTGCTATAATGATGGTATTACTCACAGGTTATGGAATCTATAAAGGATTCTTTGCCAATGAAGATTTAACAGACCCTTGGGATGACCATGACGATTAATCTTATTTCTAAAGATAATACTCTATGGGCTGCTGATGAGTTTATACAGTATTTTTCTCGTATGGGAAATATAGAAGATTACCTTAGATATGTTAAAAAAGAAACTATTAAAAGTTTTAGTGCACTTACATCTTTTGAAGATGAATTTTTAAATGAAGATATTCATCCAAACGATATGGAGTTTGATATTCGTTTTGTCGGTGATAGATTTCAAAATGGTTTACCTCAAGATTATTATAAGACAATGTTGGGTGCTGTATCATCTCATAATAATGAAGCAAATATTCCCGGTAGAGAGTTGCGTTGGATGGTATATGAAAAGAATACAAAGAAACTTATTGGATTTATCCGATTTGGTTCTCCTACAATCAATTCCAAACCTAGAAATCTTTGGTTAGGTAAACCAGCTAATCTAAGTTTAATGAATAGACATACTGCGATGGGTTTTGTGATTGTTCCCTCGCAACCATTTGGATATAATTATCTTGGTGGTAAATTGTTAGCATTATTATGTTGTTCACATTTTGCTAGAGAAACTATATCTAAAGTATTTGATAAAGAGATTGCATTATTTGAAACAACATCTTTGTATGGATCTACAACATCGGCATCTCAGTATGATGGTTTAAAACCATTCATGAGATACAAAGGATTAACTGAAAGTAAATTTACTCCATTGCTTCATGATGATGCATTTCATAAATTACATAATCGTTTTAAAGAATGGAATGATAATACTCCATTGACTGATAATAAAGCATCTTCTAAGAAGATGAAGAGACAATCAAAGATGATATCTATAATTAAAAACTCTATGAAAGAGTATGATATGAAAAATGAATTGGAACAGTTTACAGGCATTATTGATATGGCTCTCAATCTAACTCAAAAGAAGAGATTCTACATATCTGATTATGGTTATGCAAATGTTCGTGAAGTTATTAATGGTGAACAAGATAAATTAGTTCATGGTCAAAACTGGGATAAGTTTCATCTTGAGAACATACTTACATGGTGGAAGAAGAAAGCAACTAAAAGATATGATAAGTTAAAGGCAGAAGGTAGATTTAGAGATAAGGTAGAACTATGGACACAGGATGATGACATACAAATCATTAGATAATAAATACTTAAAAACTGTTGCAAGGGATGAAGACATTTAAAGAGTTTTTAGACGAGAGTAGTCTTTCTAGAATAAAAAGCAAGTCTGATAAAGGTGGAATGGCCGCATTGTCTGCATCCAGAGCAGGTAAGTCTGCAAAGGAAAATAGTGCAAGAGCAAAGCAATTAGATAAAGATATTCGTGGTAAAGGTCTAGGTGGTGCTACGAAAGTAACTGGTTCATATATGGAGAAAGATAAGAAGACTGGTGAAGAGAAAAAAGTTAAAGAGAGAAGTCATGTTGTCTCATCAGGTAAGATGGGTAAGAGAAAGTTTAAGAAAACTGTAAAGGCACTTGGTAAAAAGTATGGACAGGACTCTGTGTTGACACAAACGAAAAAAACTGGTACACTATCAGCAACACGCAAAGGTGGATTGGGCAAAGCAAAAAATGTTAAATTAGGTAAATTCAAACCACAGGGTAAAAACCCAGAAGGTCAATCACAAATCAAAGGAAAAACTTTTACATACGGATAATGGCAACACCACTTTACGATGACTCTAACTGGAGATCAGAATATATTGACATCAAATCTCGTCAACTATCTTCAAGACAAGTTCAATTATTAGAATCAGGAGCAGATAGTCTTGCTTCAAGTTGGTTCTTACAGGCAATGTATAATGATTGGAAAAAAATTAAAGGTTATAATAAATTAGATCCAAAAGAAAATGAAGGTCAATTGCAATCAACACTATCAGATTTCTTTAAAAGTCAAAAAGATCAAGGTATTTAATGACAGAATTTATTTCTAGACACATCGGCCCATCAGAGGCAGAACAGACTCAAATGCTAGAGGATTTGGGTCTTTCTAGTTTGGATGAACTTGTCAGACAAATAGTTCCAGATTCTATATTATTAAGAGGGGATTATAAACTACCTGATGGGTGTAGTGAGCAAGAGGCACTTACTGAATTAAAAGAAATAGCAAGTCAGAATAGAGTTAAAAGATCCTTAATTGGTCAAGGATACTATGGTACAATTACACCACCAGTAATACAAAGAAATGTTTTTGAGAATCCTGCATGGTATACATCTTATACACCATATCAGGCAGAGATATCTCAGGGTAGATTAGAAGCATTATTTAATTATCAAACACTGATTACAGAACTTACTGGGTTGCCAATAGCAAATGCATCTTTGTTAGATGAAGGAACTGCAGCAGCAGAAGCAATGTTACTTGCTCATAGTGCATCTAAGAAAAATGTATTTTTGGTTGATAGTGAAGTATTTCCTCAAACATTACAAGTATTAGAAACAAGAGCAAAACCTTTAGGGATAGAAATAAAATTACTTGATTGGCATACTGTAGCAGCACTAGAAGATTTTGATGATGCTTTTGGATTATTAGTTCAGTTACCAAATAATAAAGGTAGACTTCGTGATCCGAATGCACTTATTCGTATTGCAGATGTATATAAGTGTATGAAGATTGCGGTTGTAGACCCAATGGCACAGGTGTTAATGAAACCTGTAGGGGAGATGGGATTTGATATTGCAGTTGGTAGTATGCAAAGGTTTGGTATACCTATGGGATTTGGTGGGCCTCATGCAGCATTCTTTGCAATAAATGAAAAGTATAAGAGAAAGATTCCCGGACGAATTGTAGGGCAGTCTCTAGACTCCCAAGGTAATAAAGCACTACGACTAGCATTACAGACAAGGGAACAACACATAAGACGAGACAAAGCAACATCCAATATATGCACTGCTCAAGCACTCCTCGCAAATATGGCAGGTTTTTACGCTGCTTACCACGGTGCGGAAGGTCTGAAAAGAATAGCAACCAGAGTATTAAGATATAGGCAAACCCTACAAAAGGCATTAGCATGGTGTGGGATAGAAGTTGATCAGTCTGAAGGATTTGATACTGTTCGTTTTAAAAGTTTTCTTGCTTTAGAAGGATTTAATGTTCGTTATGAAGACGGTCACACTTTAATTACACTAGATGAATGTACGACATTAGAAGAACTAAAACAACTTGTAGATTCTCAATTAGATATTACAAATAAATTTGACACTATTGATCATGTGATCGATTCAATCGGAGATTATCATTGGTTAGGTGTGCCAGAGAGAACTAAACCTTGGTTGACTCAAGAAGTATTTAACAATTATCATAGTGAAACAAATATGATGAGATATATTAATGAGTTAGTTTCAAAAGATTTCTCATTAGTAAATGGTATGATGCCACTTGGCAGTTGCACTATGAAATTAAATGCAGCATCAGAACTGATGCCAGTTTCATGGCCAGAGTTTGCAAACATTCATCCATTTGCACCAGCATCTCAAACAATTGGTTATGATATTATTATCAAGGAATTAAAAGGATGGTTATGTGAGATCACAGGATTTGATTCTATATCACTACAACCAAATGCAGGATCACAAGGAGAGTATGCAGGTCTATTAGCAATACAAGATTACCATAGAAGTAACGATGATGATAAGAGAAATGTTTGTCTTATACCGGAGAGTGCACATGGAACTAATCCTGCAAGTGCTGTCATGGCGGGCATGAAGATAGTTCCAGTCAAGTGTGATGATAGTGGAAATATTGATTTAAAAGATTTAGAGAAGAAAGCAATCATGAATACATTTGAACTTTCATGTATTATGATTACATACCCATCGACTCATGGTGTATTTGAACCAACTATCAAAGATATTTGTAGAATCGTTCATGAGAATGGTGGTCAGGTATATCTTGATGGTGCAAATCTAAATGCACAGGTTGGTCTTGCAAAACCATGTGACTATGGTGCAGATGTATGTCACCTTAACTTACATAAGACATTCTGTATTCCTCACGGTGGTGGAGGCCCCGGAGTTGGCCCGATTGGTGTTGCAGAACATCTAACACCTTTTGTGACTCATCGAGTATCATCAGCAGAATATGGTAGTGCATCAATTTTACCTATCAGTTGGATGTATATAAGAATGATGGGTGGAGAAGGACTCAGAAAGGCAAGTGAAGTATCTTTACTATCTGCTAACTGGTTGGCACATCAAATTGATCCATATTTTAAAGTATTATATCGAGGAGATAATGATCGAATCGCACATGAATGTATATTTGATTGTCGCAATTTTCCCGTTACAGCAGAGGATATTGCAAAGAGACTAATGGACTATGGTTTTCATGCACCTACATTATCATGGCCAGTTGCAAATACGATGATGGTTGAACCAACTGAATCAGAATCTTTAGATGAATTGAAAAGATTTGCAAAAGCAATGGAGATGATTAAGAGAGAAATATTTGCAATACCTGAGATAGTGAAGAATTCACCACATACTGCAAGGGTTGTAAGTTCAACAGAATGGGTGTATAATTATACCAGAGAACAAGCAGCATATCCTGTAGAACAAACTAGTAAGTTTTGGCCTGCAGTAGCAAGAATAGATAATGTTTACGGTGATCGTAATCTTGTCTGCTCATGTTCTTCCTACTTTGATAATGAAACTGATGGAACTGAAAGATTGGTTGAACTCGATCAACCTAAACAAAAATAATCAAATTGATGAAGATCCATCAATAGAAAAAGAATATCCTTCCTTCATAATTAACAAGTGTTTATCAGGACATCTTGACACAGTTATGTTTGCAAATGAAATGAATAAGTATCCATTTCTACCAAAGAAGATGCAACATGACTTTTTTATACATATAGTGAGGAAAAAACGAAGGTTTTCTCCTTGGCTTCGTAAAGACAAAATCAAAGAACTTGATAGTGTCAAGACATACTATGAATGTAGTAATGCAAAAGCGGAACAGATTCTAAAGATTCTTACACAAGAACAACTGAATTTTATTAAATCTAAACTTGATATTGGAGGAAGACAATGAGTGTTCTTAAGGAACCACAGGTGAATTGGGATCCAAACCAAATGGTTGAAGTGACATTAAATGAACCAGATGATTTTCTGAAGGTGAGAGAAACACTGACTCGTATTGGTGTTGCATCAAGAAAAGAAAAGAAAATATATCAGTCTTGTCATATTTTACACAAACAGGGAAGGTATTTTTTAGTACACTTCAAAGAATTATTTGCATTAGATGGTAAGCATGCCAATCTTACTTCAAATGATGTACAAAGAAGAAATCGCATAGCACAATTATTGGTAGATTGGGGACTTGTTGGTATTGTAAGTGCCGATTCTATACAAGATGTAGCACCTTTAAATCAAATCAAAGTATTATCTTATAAGGATAAGGGTGAATGGATATTGGAAACAAAGTATAATATAGGAAGTAAGAAGAAAAAGGTAGAAGAAACTGAATAAAAAAGTAGGGGATTCAACATCCCCTTTATAATGTTTATATGGTTAAATAGTAATGTCGCCTTCGGGGACATAATTTACACTCGCTTAAAAGGAGAACTATGACTTCACTACAGAGATATCACTCTGCAAACTTACCAGAGTTGATGAAAATAATTTCAAAGAACGGGATTGGTATGGATGATTACCTTGACCGCTTTTTTAATAGTTACGAAACCGCAACAAACTATCCACCTTACAATCTAATTCATGTAAATAATGTTGAGTCATTACTTGAGATTGCTCTTGCAGGATTTGGTAAAAAAGAACTTAAGGTCTACACTGAATATGGAAAACTTATTGTTGAGGGACAGAAAGAAACTAAGGAGACAGGATCCGAGTATGTCCATCAAGGACTGGCTCAGAGATCTTTCACAAGAGAATGGGCACTTTCAGAAGATGTTGAAGTCCGAGAGGTTCAATTCAAAGATGGACTTCTTACCGTTAAGTTGGGTAAGATAGTACCAGATCATCATGCAAGAAAGGATTACCTTTAAATATGACAGGTTATGATTGGCATGTCATAAGAGACACACCTTCTGCTCATGGTAGTGGTAAAGAACCCATGTATGGAAGCATGGGTAAGTCAACCAAACCAGATCCAAATCGTAAGGTAACATATCCATATGTGCTTCATGTAGCATGTCTAGACTCACACAACACCAGTTTCTTCTATAAGAGGGAGAATGGTACTTATTACTGGTTGCATTGTCGTAAGAATAAGGATGATGTTGAGGTAGATGCAGATCAAATACAATTAGATCTATTTGGTGATCCTATATTATCTAATGAGTTTATTATGAAAGCAATACTTTAGGGATCTTGACGATCCCTTTTTTTATGGTATAATAAAAGAGTCAGAGAAATACTGGCTGCGGTGTTCCCCTTTGGTAGGTTCAGGAATAGCGGCTATAGGAATCTGCCATTTTAATTATTATTAAAGATGTCAATCAAACTTGCAGTTCTTCAATCAGGTGATCAGATTATTGCAGATATGAAAGAAATCGTATCTGAAGATAAACCAATCGCATATCTGTTTAACAAACCTCATAAGGTTGTTATAAACTCACCGGTATATCTCACCGAAGAAAAAGATCCAAAGACATCAGTTGAAATTACACTGACAAGTTGGATTATAATTAGTGATGAGGAAGATGTACCTGTATCTGTAAATCAGGTAGTTGCCTTAGTCGAACCAATTGAAAGCGTCAAAAAAATGTATACGGAGAAGATAAATGGATCAGATTATTAATTGCTTACTACTTAAGAATGGTGATTTATTGATATCACAGATCATGGAAATGGATACCGAACTTGGTGGCCCTGATTGTAAAATGATCAAACCATATAAAATGGTCAAAGAAAATGATGAATATAAACTAGAAACTTGGTTGGATTATACATCACAGACTGAAATGATGATACATTCTGACAGTATTCTTACACTAGTTACTCCAACATCTGCTATACTGGCTGAGTATCTTGATTTGATTGCCTGATGAATGCACTTGCTGAAGCACTTGGAATTGAATTAGAAGAGGATTCAACTCGAAAGTGTAATAAATGTGGGGAGATAAAACCTATTGATGCTTTTGGTTGGAATTGTTATGGTTCACAAAGATTTCGTCGTAAGATCTGTATATCATGTCGGACACATTCTGATAGGACTAAAAGAGTTGCTATCAAGAAAAAAGGAACATATACAAAACCTCCTGCAGGAACTCCCTGTGAATGTTGTGGCATTTCAATGACTCATGATAAAGAAATGTCAGGTGTGTGTTTTGATCATGATTCAGTCAAAGAAGAGTTTCGTGGTTGGATATGTAAAAAATGTAATACATCTATGGGTTTGCATGGTGATGATATAGAGGGCATCAAAAAAATAATTGTATATCTTGAGGGGAAACAATGAGATTCTATACTAATGTTCAATTAGTTGGAAATAATTTTTTAGTTCGTGGTTATGAGAATGGTAAACATTTCATGGTACGAGAATCTTTTGCCCCAACTCTTTTCGTCTCTTCAAAAAAGAATACTAAGTATAAGACTCTTACTGGTGAATCTGTTGAACCAATCAATCCCGGTTCAGTTCGTGATTGTCGTGAGTTCTTCAAAAGATATGATGGTGTACAGAATTTTGATATCTACGGAAATGACAGATATATCTATCAATACATCTCTGAGATGTATCCGGAACCAGAAGTCAAGTTTGATATAAGCAAGATTAAATTAACTACACTTGATATTGAGGTGAAGTCTGAGAATGGATTCCCTGATGTAGAATCTTCGGCAGAAGAAATACTACTTATATCAATACAGGACTATACAACAAAACAGATTCGCACATGGGGTCAGGGGCCATTTAATAACAAACAAGATAATGTCATTTACAAGTCATTCAATTCAGAGTATGAACTTCTAAATGCTTTTATCAACTGGTGGATGATTGAAGAGAATACTCCAGAAGTAATTACAGGTTGGAACATTGAATTATATGATATCCCCTATCTATCGCGTAGATTGGAAAGAGTTCTTGGTTCTAAGTTAATGAAGAGACTTTCTCCTTGGGGCCTTGTTACTGAAGATGAGATTTATATTGCAGGTCGTAAGAATATTGCATATGATGTTGGTGGCATTACTCAACTTGATTATTTAAATCTTTACAAGAAATTTACATACAAGGCACAAGAGTCCTATCGTTTGGATTATATTGCAAGTGTTGAACTTGGACAGAAGAAGTTAGATCACAGTGAGTTTGATACATTCAAGGACTTTTATACACAAGGTTGGCAGAAGTTTGTTGAATACAACATCATTGATGTGGAACTTGTTGACCGCTTGGAAGATAAGATGAAGTTGATTGAACTTGCAATTACAATGGCATATGATGCAAAAGCAAACTATGTTGATGTATTCTCGCAGGTTCGTATGTGGGATACCATCATCTATAATTATCTTAAAAAAAGAAATATTGTTATTCCTCCAAAGAATCGATCACAAAAGAATGAAAAGTATGCAGGTGCATATGTTAAAGAACCAATTCCCGGAAAGTATGATTGGGTGGTGAGTTTTGACCTTAACTCTCTATATCCGCATTTGATTATGCAGTATAATATTTCTCCAGAAACTCTTATTGATCAAAGGCATCCCTCTGCTACTGTTGATAAAATCCTCGCAGAAGATGTAAACTTTGAATTGTATAAAGACAGTGCTGTCTGTGCAAATGGTGCAATGTATCGTAAAGATGTTCGTGGATTCTTACCTGAATTGATGGAAAAGATCTACAAAGATCGAACAATATATAAAAAGAAGATGTTGGAGGCAAAGCAACAATATGAAAAGACGAAGACGAAAACTCTTGAGAAAGAGATTTCCAGATGTAACAACATTCAAATGGCGAGGAAGATACAACTTAATAGTGCTTATGGTGCTATCGGCAATCAGTACTTTCGTTATTACAAACTAGCAAATGCTGAAGCAATCACTCTTTCAGGTCAGGTAAGTATTCGATGGATTGAGAATAAGATGAATGCTTATCTAAATAAAATCCTTAAAACAGAAGATACCGATTATGTTATTGCTAGTGATACTGATTCAATCTATCTCAATCTTGGCCCTTTGGTGGATGTTGTCTACAAAGATAGAGAGAAGGATGCTGAGAGCATTGTTTCGTTCATCGATAAAATTTGTGAAGAGAAGTTTGAACCCTTCATCGACACATCATACAAAGAATTAGCAAATTATGTAAATGCTTATGATCAAATGATGTTTATGAAAAGGGAAAACATCGCAGAGCGTGGTATATGGACAGCAAAGAAAAGATATATTCTAAATGTATGGGATAGTGAGGGTGTAAGATATGAAGAACCTAATCTCAAGATGATGGGTATTGAGGCAGTTAAATCCTCAACTCCTGCACCTTGTCGCACAATGATTAAGAATGGTCTCAAGATTATGATGAATGGAACTGAAGAGGAAGTGATTGATTATATTGATGAATGTCGTACAAAGTTCAAAACACTTCCACCAGAAGAGATTGCATTCCCTCGCACAGTATCAAATGTCAAGAAGTATCATTCACGCACAGACATCTATTGTAAAGGCACACCGATACATGCTCGTGGGGCATTGCTTTTTAATTTCTATATTAAAAAGAATAAACTTGACAAGAAGTATTCACTGATTGGTAATGGTGAAAAGATCAAATTCATATATCTTAAAAAACCAAACATCATCCAAGAAAATGTAGTATCCTTTATTCAGGACTTTCCAAGAGAACTTAAACTTGACAAATACATAGATTATGAACTACAATTTGAGAAGAGTTTCTTAGAACCACTTAAAGCAATACTTGATGCTATTGGGTGGAATGTCGAAAAAACTGTAAACCTTGAACTATTTTTTACATAATGGACTTACCAATTGATAAACAAGAGTTCGACTACATAGTTACTGCACTGTGGAGATGTCGAAAGAGTGAAGATAAGTGTGGTGATTTATATGATAAAATGAAGTTAGTTCAAGAAGTTATGGATGCAAATCCCGGAGGGCCTTACAAAAGGATTCTTCGCGAAGAACATAATATGGTGATATAATGAAAGATGAAAAAGAACTTTTGCAACAACTTGATGACATTGCAAAACAACTCAAAGGTAAGATTACTTACAACTCCTATGGGAATAGTCAAGGTAAGTCATCTAAAATAGTAACTATTGAATACAACATTGAAACATAGTATGGATTTTTTAAAAGAGATAGTAAAAGAGATCGGGGATGAATATACGCAACTTGCGTCGGATATTGATGAAACTGAAAGATTCATTGACACTGGATCCTACATTTTTAATGGACTCATTAGTGGGTCTATTCTTGGCGGGGTTTCTAGCAATCGTATTACTGCCATTGCTGGTGAGTCGTCTACTGGTAAAACTTATTTTGCACTTGCTGTCGTCAAGAACTTTTTGGACACTAACCCTGATGGGTATTGTCTCTATTTTGACACTGAAGCAGCAGTCACTAAAGGATTACTGGAGTCTCGTGGAATTGATACATCACGGTTGGTTGTTGTCAATGTCGTAACAATTGAAGAGTTTAGAAGTAAAGCACTTCGTGCAGTAGATATATACCTCAAGACAGAAGAGGAGAGTCGCAAACCCTGTATGTTTGTGTTAGACTCTTTAGGTATGCTCTCTACAGAGAAGGAAATAAGAGACGCATTAGATGATAAACAGGTTAGAGACATGACCAAATCTCAACTTGTTAAGGGAGCATTCCGTATGCTCACACTAAAACTTGGTCAAGCAAATATTCCACTTATAGTTACAAACCACACTTACGATGTTATCGGATCTTATGTCCCAACTAAAGAAATGGGAGGAGGCAGTGGCCTCAAATATGCCTCGTCTACAATCATTTATCTCAGCAAAAAAAAGGAAAAGGATAAGACAGAGGTTGTTGGAAACATTATTAAAGCTAAGACGGCTAAAAGTAGACTCTCAAGAGAAAACAAACAAGTCGAAATAAGACTCTACTATGATGAGAGAGGTCTTGATAGATACTATGGTCTTCTTGAATTGGGAGAACTCGGTGGTATGTGGAAGAATGTTGCTGGTAGATATGAGATAGATGGTAAGAAAATATATGCAAAACAGATATATGCAGAACCAGAAAAGTACTTCACACCAGAAGTATTGGAAAAATTAGACGAAATCTCAAAGGCATCATTCTCATATGGAACGAATTGAAACTACGATTCTTCGGAATCTTGTTTATAGTGAAGAGTATGCTCGTAAAACAATTCCTTTTATACAATCTGATTTCTTTGAAGAAAGAAGTGAAAAGATAATATTTGATGAACTTGTTTCTTTTATTACAAAGTATGATTCGTGTGCAACTCTTGAAGCACTAAATATTGAGGTTGAAAATCGAACAGACTTAACAGCAGAAGAAGTTAAGAACATTAATGATATCAGTAAAGAATTAAATGACTCACCTATAGATCATCAATGGTTATTAGATACAACTGAGAAGTGGTGTCGTGACCGTGCGATTTATCTTGCTTTGATGGAGTCAATTCATATTGCTGATGGTGAAGATGAGAAAAGAAATCGTGATGCGATTCCTTCAATTCTTTCTGATGCACTTGCTGTTTCTTTCGATAACAATATTGGACACGATTACATACTAAACTCTGATGACAGATACGAGTACTACCATAGAACAGAAGACAAAATCCCCTTTGATCTTGAATACTTTAACAAAATTACCAAAGGTGGTTTACCTAATAAGACTCTTAACATCGCGTTGGCTGGTACAGGTGTCGGCAAATCTTTATTCATGTGCCACTTCGCTAGCTCCGTGTTGCTCCAAGGACGGAATGTACTCTATATTACAATGGAAATGGCAGAAGAGAAAATTGCTGAACGAATTGACGCAAACTTACTAAACACTCCGATACAAAACTTAACCGATTTACCTAAACCAATGTTTGATAAGAAGGTTAAGAAGATATCAAGTAAGACACAAGGACAGTTAATTATCAAAGAATATCCAACTGCATCTGCACATTCTGGACATTTTAAAGCATTGCTTAATGAATTGGCATTGAAAAAATCATTTAAACCTGATATAATATTCATAGATTACTTAAACATATGTGCATCTTCTCGTTACAGAACTGGAACAAATGTTAACTCGTATTCCTATATTAAGGCGATTGCTGAAGAGCTCAGGGGTCTTGCAGTTGAGGCTAATGTTCCTATCTTCTCCGCTACTCAGACGACTCGCTCTGGTTTTGCTAGCAGTGATGTGGATCTTACTGATACAAGCGAGTCATTCGGTCTTCCTGCCACTGCTGATCTTATGTTCGCTCTTATTAGTACGGAGGAGCTTGAGGGGTTGGGACAGATAATGGTCAAACAACTCAAGAATCGGTATAATGATCCTACTATATACAAAAGATTTATCGTAGGTATTGATCGTGCAAAGATGAGATTATATGACTGTGAACAGAAGGCACAGGAAGATGTGCTTGACTCTGGAACCAAAGAGGAGTATACTGAAGAAAAGGTTCCTAAAAAAACTTTTGCCGAATTTAAATTTTAATTATGTCTGGAGACTACAACACACACAACGAACAGCAACCAAATATAAACTATACTGATAAACAAGTTGACCTTAATAAGTATGCTATATTCGTGGATGGTGTCACATCCGATCCCAGTAAAGATTATCAATCTTTTCTTGAGAGTCTTAGTACCCTTGACGGAAAGGGTGCCAATATTCACAGGCTTCTTACTGCTGCTGTTGGGATTAGTGCTGAAGGTGGTGAGTTTATGGAGATCGTTAAGAAAGTTATTTTCCAAGGAAAGCCATGGAACGAAGACAATCACGATCATCTTGTTATTGAACTCGGTGATGTTATGTGGTATGTAATGCAAGCATGTGCAGCACTCAATGTATCACTTGATGATGTGATAAAAGGTAATGTAAACAAGTTAAAAAAGAGATATCCCGGTGGAGACTTTGATGTTCATTATTCAGAGAATCGGTCTATTGACGATAGATAAAGCAATTGTTAAACTTATAATATACTATGACAACCCCTAAAATGGACTGGGATTTAGAAACTAAAAATCACAAATTAGAAAGTATGATCACTGTATACGAAGAACATATTAAAACTTTAGAAAAAGAAAACAAAAGTTTGAATGCACAAATAGTGTTTTTAAAAGAGCAACTAAATTATAAAACTTTTGGAAAACCATGCTATAATGAAGAAGTAAAAGATAAATAGTTGAAGAAACTTAAACATCATGAGAGATCAATTAATCAAAGCACTTCTAGCTCATGCACAAGGTGACATTCAAAAACATGTAGCAAATGTAGAGGTATACTTAACAAACCCAGTAGGTATAGGTGAGCACTCTAATATTGTGGAAGCAATAGAAGAAGAATTGAACATGATCGCTAAGTATGAAGATCAAGTTGAAGTAATAAAAAAGTACTTTAAAAAGTAATGGCTAATTTAACCAAATCTGATTTGGGAAAAAGAGGTAATGAGGAAATCTTCTTGAAAAAATTTTTTGAGATGGATCATCGCATGAATCTTTTTAATGTAAAAAGAAAAAATGGTAAACCAAAAGAGGGTATCTTTGCTCCATCATACTTAGTTTTTAAAGTTGATGGTGATGAAGTCGTATCATACTTATCAGATCAATCTGGTGATTATCAAGAGGCACTTGCAAGGATGCAAGAGAACATGGAGTTAACAGGCCCAAGAAATCAAATTCTTCTTGTTGGCAAATTTCAAAATGATAATACTGTTGCAACTCTTGGATTGGGTGACTTGCAAAAAACTTCTGAGTTTGGTGGTCAAGGTGGTGGTAATAGGGGAAATGCTTATGAAGATGAATTTTTAAAAAGTCTTCAATGTGAAATAGAATGTATTTGTGAACATACAAAATATGAAGATCAAGCAAAAGAGTTGATCGCACTTATTAATAAAAACCAGAAAATAAAAGGAGGTATCTCTGAAGCAATTAAAGTTGGAGGTGCAAATAAACCAAGACCACTAAACTATTCTGGTGGTTTGTATGTAACAGCAGGTGGTAAAAAAACTAAAGATATTGGAAGCACAGTCTCAGATATTACTGCTACATTTGGAGGTGCAAAACAAATTTATCTTTCATGCAAGTTTGGAGATACATTGACATTTATCAACTCTGGTGTAAAAACAATTTTTACAGATAAAGATTATAAAAATTCTTTTAAGGGTTATAAAAATAATATTGGTAGTGCATTATTTGAAATGTTTAATATTGATAAGATAGAATATGCTAGAATCTTCAATCAATATGGTAAAGGTTATAAAGGAAAAGTTGTAGATGTAACTCAAAAATGTCAGACAACTAAGATTGAAGATCTATTGCAATATGCAATTGGATATAATTACTATATGGTTCATCAAAGTGGCCCTAAATTTACTACATTTGAAATGACAGAACAGTTGATGAAAACAAGTTCAAAGTTAACTGGTAAAGTTAAATTACATTATGGTGGAGCAAGAGGGTCTGGTAAAAGACTAGATATTCATTGTGAGAGTAGTAAGTATAAGTTTATGTTCAACCTTAGAAATAAACAAGGTGGACTATATCCATCTCATATTATGTGTGACTACAAAAAGAAATGATTAACATCGACGAACTCATTCGATCCTTTGAATCGAAATCAACAAACAGAAGACAAAGATATAATGATTTTTTATATCATTGTTTTCAGGCATTTGAAAAATTAATTAAAAATAAAAAGCATAAACGAAAGAAAGATAAATATGTTATAATGAGACAAAAGTTAATAAATTATCTGATCGCGAATGAAAAGACGATCACAATGAAACTTTGCAGATGAAATCACTATTCCAATTTTTATCAGAATCAAATGCTGTTCAACAGGCCACAAGAATGGGTCTGAAGGGTGACGGTCATGGAGGATGGTACGATAAAAAGGGAGAGTTTGTAGCAAAGACTGAAAAAGGAACATTAAAGTTTTATAATAAAAGACAGAAAGTAGGCGAGCAAGATCCACCACAGTCAGATAAAGAAAAGAGATTATCAGTAGCATCATCTGCCGAACCTGCAGCAGAACCAACAATGACAATGCAACCCCCAGAGGTCAAGAAGACGAAAGGAACTCTGACGATTGCATTTGGTCGTTTTAATCCACCAACAACAGGTCATGAAAAATTATTAGATACTGTAGCATCATCTTCAGATGATAATGACTATATGATTGTTCCTTCAAGAACTCAGGATAAGAAGAAGAATCCATTAGATGCTGATACAAAAGTATCTGTCATGCAAAAGATGTTTCCAAAGCATAAGGATAAGATTGTAAATGATAAAGCAAATCGAACTATCTTTGATGTATTAAAGAAGGCACATACTGATGGATATGCAAATGTTCGTATACTTGGTGGAGCAGATCGTGTTAAAGAGTTTGAGAAGTTAACAGGTAATTATAATGGTAAGTTATATCAGTTTGATAAATTAGAGATTAAATCTGCTGGTGATCGTGATCCAGATTCAGATGATATAACAGGTATGTCTGCATCAAAGCAGAGAAAGGCTGCTGCTGAAGGAGACATCAAAACCTTTATGAAAGGTGTACCCAAATCACTTAATCAAAAGGATGCAGAGGAATTGTTTAAGAAGATAAGAACTGCAATGAATGTTAAAGAAGGTTTCAACATGTGGGAGATTGCACCTAAGTTTGATTGGAAAGGTCTTCGTGATAATTATGTACAAGAAAAAATATATCGTGTTGGTCAGATGGTAGAGAATATGAATAATGGACTAGTTGGTCGTATCATTCGTCGTGGTGCAAATCATTTGATCTGTGTGACCGAGGAGAACTTTATGTTTAAATCATGGATTAAAGATGTATCAGAATCAATTGTAAATGGAACAACACAGTCTGGTGTCCCTGCAAATCAAAGGGAAGTTGGCACTGATGCACACCGTAAATACGCAGAAACTATGGTTCCCGGAAGTAGTTACGGACGACACTTTATAAATAAATATAGAAAAAAATCCAAATAATAAATTAATGGACAAACCAGTGGCAGCTCCTGCGGTTGGAGCAAAGGAAAAAATCGATAAACAGGCGAGACAACTTGCATACGATACACGCTATAAAGTAAAGCAAAGTATGAAAGCAAAGGCAGGTGGTCGTATCGATCCTGCTGCAATGAGAAAGGCATTTTTATCACAACTTGCAAAGTCACCTTCTGCACCTGCTATAAAGGCAAGAGCAAAACAAATGCTTATGGGTGAAGGATATATTGATGTAAAAGATTTGGTTCAAGAGCATACAGCAAGAGCATTATATAGAGTATTCGTAGAGCATCATCAGAAAGATGCTAATGGTAAAGTTATAGAGCATGGTGATGGTACTCCTAGTTCTGAAGATATAAACGAAGAAGAGAAGACTGATGAGAAAACTTTTAAGGTAAGAGTTACTGATAAAAAGACTGGCAATTCATATGTAAGAATGGCAAGTCGTTCAAAGATTTCTGATCTTCGTAGTAATCCAAATATCTCATCTGTTGAGATGACTGCATATGGTGAACCTACTAAATCTGAGAAGTATAAAGGTAAGTCTACTGCAAAAGCAAAGCAAGGTTTAGATCCAGTTGGAAAAGAAGATGGTGATGTAGATAATGATGGTGATAAGGATAGTTCTGATAAGTATCTTATGAAGCGTCGTAAGGCTATTGGTAAAGCAATTGCTTCAAGTGAAGATAAAGTTTGGACTGATTTCAAAGGACTCGTTGAGAAGAAACATACTGAAGAAAAGAAAATTACAGGTGATGGAGTTAATAACAAGAAACTTATTAAAGTTTTCCCTGATGAAGTAAGGGAGGAGATGGAGACAAAACCAGATCCTGCATTAGCATCAAAGGAAAAGAAAGCAAACATGGCGAAGAAGCAAGTTCTTATGAAGAAACTTCAAGCAGTTCGCATGGGTGCTGGTAGTGATATTCAGGCATCTAAAGAAGCAGATGGTGATTTAGTTGATGAGGGAATGTTAGTTAATGTTGCTAAAGGTGTAGAGTCAGGAGTTAAAAAGTTCAATAAACTTGACGACAAAATTACTAAAGCAACTATGAAAAAGGTTGTGAAACCAGCAGTTAAGAATGTTAAGAAGGTCGCTAAGAAAACTGGTATGGCAGTTCTTCGTGGTACTGCAGGTGCAGTCGGTGGTGCAATTAAAGGTGCAGGTCAAGGTGCAATGAAGGGTATCAAGAAGGGATTGAAAGAAGAAGAGATGATGAAACCAGAAATGGATACTAAACCTAAGTCTAAGAAGGAAAAGAAAGAGGAAGATGATCCTCGTTCAATGCCTACAAAGATTAATTTGGCAAAGAATAAGATGAGAGCAATGGGTCTTAACATGGGTTATAAACCTGATCAAGGTCTTGTAGATGCTTACCAAAAGATCTATGATCAAGTTGATGAAGCAAAAGTAGACAAAGGAATGATCTTTGGAAAAGATGCAGCAAGAAATGAGAGAAGGTTTGGTACAAAAGGTAAATTTGATCCACAAGGATCTGGGCCTCGTGGGCAAGACATATCACAAAGAGCAAAACTTGCAGTTCAAAGAAAGAAAGAACATGAAGCAAAAAGAGGTGTAAAAACTAAGGGTATGAGTGAAGCGATGTCCTCTTATGATAGAAACAGAAAAGCAGCAGCAAAAAGAGCAGCAGATAGGAATGCTTTAAGAAGATCAGGTAAGATGGGTGGTAGAATGGAGAGAGAAACTTACACAAGTGAAGGTGGAGCAAGAATGCACTACAAAGGATATAAAGCAAGAGAAGGTGAGTAACCGATGAAAACTTTTAAAGAATTCATAAGTGAAGAAGGGTATGATGTCGCAAGGGATCAAGGAAGGGTAAGACCATCCAAGGATAAGAAAGATGCAACTACAATGCCACCAAGTAAAGAAATGAAAAAGACTCAGAAGGTAAATAAAGGCCCTTCTGCAGTTGAACTTGTCAAAAAGAAGTATGGCAAGTCTGTCATGGATATGAAGTAATGCCAGCTTTATCAAAGAAGCAACAGAGATTTTTTGGAATCGTTCGTGCCATTCAAAAAGGCGAACAAGCACCAACTACACCTGAGACTGCAAAAGCAGCCGCAGATATGAAGAAAACCGATGTAAAGAAATTTGCATCAACCAAACATAAAGGTTTACCTAATAAAAAAGTCACTACAGAAGAAATTAAGTTAAACCGTAAGATTTCATTCCCCCAAATGCAAGAGCGTATAAGGGATGCGAAGGAAAGAGCAAGAGCAAAAAAGAAAGAAAAAGATCAACTTTCTATGGACTCCAAGAGACACGGAGTTAAATTCTACGACAAGAAAGGATCTGGCAGAATTAAACAAGGCAAAAAAATATACGATTGATTATATATAGAGTGAGTTCAATATAATACAATGCTCTCTTTTTTACTACCATTCGCATCAAAAATTATTAAAGATGCTGTCGATAAGATCCCAGAAGACTCAGAACTGGGAGAGAAACTTATTGACTTATGCCTCGTTATTCTTGGAAAAGCAGTTAAGCTTACTAAGACTGACATGGATGATAAGTTACTCGAAACAGTCACTGCGGCTATCAAAGCAAGATAAAGATCTGTAATTTTTATAAATATCATTATAAAGATTATAGGTACAACACATGTCTCTTTGGGGAGCAAGTGACTCAGATGAGTCAAAACCTAAGAATTTGACTACAGCTGAGAAGAAACTGGTATTTGCTAACGCAAGCGGATGGGTTCTCGAAGCTGGATCAGCTCTTAGTGGAAACGATAATACAAGTGCAACACCAGAAGTTCTTGTAGCGATAGGTGGATTGGCAACCAGTATTGGTTCTGCTGATATCACAGAGATTGAATTTAAATCAACAGCATTTGATAAGTCAGATGGTGGTAACATTGATATGTTAGTTAGATTCAACGAACCAGTTACTGTTACAGGTACACCACAGTTCTTAGTTACTAACAATACATCATCTTCCAGAAATATTACATGTGATTACTTATCTGGATCAGGTACAAACGAACTTACCTTCAGAAAAGTAATTGCTGCTGCTAATGCTGCGACTAACGCAAATGATGTTCTTAAGGTTGTAGCAAACCCAGTTTCATTGAATAGTGGAACAATTAAGGATACAGGAACAAACACTGCATCTACAATTACTAGTGCAGTTGCAATCGGAACTGCTGCTGGTACATTAACTGTTGCTGCATAAATATTGCAGGATGACTTAAACATATGAGATTTGATGAATTGAATGATGACAACTATTTGTTATTTGCTATAAAATTTTACGACAATCCGCATGCTCTTACCAAAGATGACTTTGAGGATGATTTGAAGCGAATCAAATATGTTAAAAGACTTCTAAAAAGATATAAAAACACAGGGGTATTGAAAACTCATTTAATACTGAATCACCTTACGGTGTTGTTTAATGTATTCAATGACGCAGCAATCGCCCTTTTGTTTTACAATTTAGAAGAGGATTTATGGCCAGCGATTAAAAGTTTCTTAGTATTCTTAAATCGTATACCAGAATATCCAAAAACACCGGTACATAATATACCAATAGATCCAATTTG